GGTTGTGGGCTTCCACTTTGTCCTCCACCCGCGCCGGGTGAACCGGCCGCTCCACCAGCACCGCCAGACCCAGCGGTGCCTCCTCGTCCCATGGCTCCTCCGTATTGACCACCATTACCACCATTACCACCATTACCACCAGGACCACCATTACCACCGTTTTGTCCAGGCCCACCCGCCGATCCTGCAGAGCCAGTGTAGCCCTGGCCGCCAGCACCACCACCACCGCCACAACCGTAATTAATACCATTAATTAACCATTCTGTACCGTTACCACCATTACTACCGTTACCACCGCCATACCCCCCTTCTTCACCACCAGCACCACCATAACCATTATCACCAGCGCCGCCATAGGCTCCGCTACTAGTTTGTCCGGGGCCGTTAGGACCTCCTGCACCACCAGAGCCATTTACACTGATATCTCCTCCTGATGCTGCATTTAAAGTTGGAAAACAAGCAGAAGCTAATCCTTCACCTTCATCAAGATTAGGTGCTGCTCCTTGAGCATATAAAAAAGTATTTGCTGATCCTAACCAAGTATCGGCTGTTCCGGGAGAATTTTTATTACCTTGTGTACCGCTACCAGTACCAATATGTACATTTATTACACCATTATGAATTAATGCATTAAATCCTGTTGGTGAAGGTTGAACAGCATAAGCTCCTCCACCTACAGAACCTGCTCCTATAGCATAAGCTGCTTGAAAACTATGAAAGTCTGAAGGAATAGTAAAAGTTGAACCTGATGTTATAGCAACATATATAATACTCATATTGAATTAACTTTTTGTTATTTTAAAGGCTATAGTACAAAGTGTAGTAGTAGTACAACTTTTAACGTTAAACGTAATAATATCTCCTGCATTAATTGTTGTAGTCCAACCTGTTAAAGTTGAATCTGTATATTTAACTCCTGAAGTAACAGTTGGTAAATCTGTAGAACAAATAGAGTCGCCCACAACAGGATGTGTGCCAGGGCTCCATTGAGCATAAGTACATTTCCAAACATCAACAACAATAGAACCAGTTTGATCACATATTAATGTGACGCTATTAATTGTACCAGCATATTCAGCTTGTAACCAACCAGCTAAACCAGTTGAAATAGCTTGTCCACCACCTGAAATAACAAATTCAAGAGATGTTAGAGGAGCATTAGCTGATGCTGCTATATAAGGAACTCCTCCTACAGTAAGATTTGTAATTGAAGCAGTAGTAATAGCAGCATTAGTAATAGCAGCATTAGTAACATTATAAGTACCTACAGAAAGATTTGCAATTTGTGCGGCACCAGCATTAATATTATTAATATAAGTACCATTAGCAATATTAAGTGTATTAGATGAAATTGAAATTGCTGTTGCTGTAGGACTAGATAATAAAGTAAGATACTTATTAGTACCGTTAGCAAAAACTGTATTCGTAGAAATGTTAAGATTTGCAGTAGAAGTATTATTACCACCACCAATATTGTTTCCAACATTTAAATTAAGAACTGCTAAATAACCATTTACTTGGCTATTTCCAGTAGTAAGAGAGCCACCAGCAGTAGTATCAGACGTAACTGTATTACTAGTAAATAAAGCAGCCATTTGATTTTGTCTAGTAAACCAAGTTCCAAAAGATTGAATATTGGCTTGTTGACTAATAGGTATAGACATTCATTAATCCTTATTGTAGTTTTTGTAGTATTAATTTTAACATATTTTTAACATCATTCATTTCGTCTTTAAGATTTTCAATATCATTTAATGATTCATCAACTCTTCTTTCATGGTCAAGTTTTCTTTTATAGTTTTCAAACGCTTGTAAATTAATATTAAGAATTGCATTTGATTCTTTATCTCTAACAAGATTGTCGTCACCTTCCACTTGAATGTATTTTTCTGGTAATTTACTCATTTAATTCTTTTTTCCATCTCTTTGCTTTATTTTTGTCATAATTAGGTTACTGCTATTGCCCTATAATCACTTATCATAGGCACTACATCAGAAGCATCGGCAAGTAACACAATTTTTATTTCAAAAGTTTCGAAAGTAGTAAAAGTTTGATTTAATGTATTATTATATGTAACTACGTTATTGTTGGAAGAATTCAAATAAGCTGTAAATGCTGCTACGTTTGCTGTATTAGTAGTAGGAGCAGTATTAGAAAATGTAAACAGATATTCATTAAAATCTGTTAAATTAGCTTTAGCTGATCTTACTGTATTAGTAGTATACATTGGAGTCCAATAAGCACTTACCATAGGAGTACTATCATACTGATTTAGAACTTTAGCATATACATAAATATTAGTATTAGCAGGCCAATATGCCCCAACATAAACTTGCAAATCAGATGCTGATAATCCTGATGCTAGAGGTACAGTAGAAGAAATATATCTATTAATAGCATTACCAGAATTATTAATTTCAGACAAAAATACTGTATTACCTGTTTCTGCATTTATAATATTTTCAATAAGAATAACTCCCATTTTAATAGTATCAAATGCAGGAGATTCCCAACTACTTGTTGTTGACATCTGAGCTACTAAAGTAAGAGATTTAGTTCCAGACTTATATGAAACTTCATTTGATCTAGACATAACAACTCTTTCTTCATCATAAAATGTAGTATCTGAACCAATAGTAAGATTTGTTAATGATGAATCTTGAACATAACTAGTTGAACCATTAGAGGTTCCAAGCATTGCCATATTGATGCTACAAAGTGATGGGATAGATGTACTAAATTTAGGCATAATAATATCATAAGGAACGTCAATTAATTGAACAGCACTAGTATAACCACCAGCATAAGAATCTAATACAGTATAATCATATGTATTACTTAAATAATTAGTTGCACTAGCAGTAGAATTATTTGCTACTAGGAATGTAGAATTAACAAATGCTGCTATAGCAGTTGGATTTCCAGTAATATTATAAACATTACATGTTAAACTATCACTAAAGATTGAAGCTGGATTGATAACAAATTGAGTACCACTAGTTACAGAAACAACATTAGCTACGAACCCTCCTAGAGAAGCTCCTGAAGTTATCATCACTTTAGAAGTATTATTTAAACCAACTGTATTACCAGTACCAACAGTAACAGTATTAGAAGATAAAGTAACAGATGCAGAACTTAAAGCATTATTTGATTGATTAGCAAAATATAATACATTATTTGTTCCAATAATTCCAGTTGTACTTTGAATTTGAAGATATTCTGAATTATCATTTTGAAAGGCTACCATACCTGATAATGGATTAAACATAGCAATATTTACATTATATTTTAATGATTCTTGGGTATAGGCATTCCATACACTACCTTGACTTAATAACCATAGATTACCACACGGAGCAAATGCATAAATTGGGGCTTTTGAAATTAAGTCATTTTCGTTAAGAACTGCACTATGAATTAAGTAATTAGGAGTATATCCATCTGGTGTAATAGTAAACGAATATGATTGACCTACTTGTAATAGTATAGGAGCAGGAAAATTAATAGTTTGTTTTACAGTAGCATCAACAGATATAGCAATTTCTTCTGGCCATAGATGAACGAAAGCTAATGGAAGAGTATAAAAATCAGGGCCGCCACCAGGACCGGGAGGATTTCCTTGTCCGTCATGATATATACCGCCACCAACAGTACATCCACGAACGTCAATAACTACTCCGAATACAGTATCTTTTGTATGAAAGAATACATCTATTGAAGTAAGATATACACAAGTAACTCCTGAAGGAACTGAACTTGCAAGAATAGTAAATGTTTGTGAAATATTATCTCCACAACCTCCTCCAACATTAGAAGGAGCAGCACTTCCTACTACAGGAGTAATTCCAGGAACTATTCCGCATGTCCATATATATTCAGAAGCTAATAAGGCTGCTTCATAATATAAACCTTGATTTAATGAAAGTATACTTCCATAAGGATAAACTAAAGGAATATAAGGCCAACCTTCTGCTGCTAGTAAACTTGGAAAGAATGGACCACGAGGACCATTATAATTAAGATACCAGCCATCACCCCAGAAAGGAGGACCAAAACCATGATAATATGGAGTAGGATGACCGAAAGGACCAAATAGAGGTTGATAAATAGGAGTAAAACCAGTAGCAACTTCTGTTACAATAGGAGTAGAAGTACTTATTGTACCAGTTGGTAATGCAATAGCATTAGCAGAATTAGCATAATTAGGAATAGAAGAAGTATTAGTAGTTGGTGCTGTTAAGACAAGAGGACTACAAATTGTTGCTAAAGCAGGTTGACAAGGACGTGTATATAAATCAGCAATTTGAGCTATACCAGATTGATCTAAAGGAATTCCATAATAATTAAGGAATGCCATATTAGTTCCATAATAATTATATCCACAATAAGAGGTAATAACTGCACCCTCTACTGCAAAGCTTCCAATATCACAAATTTGGAAATTTCTAGAACCTGCATAAAATGTTCCTGGTGGAATCCAATAGTAACCAAATAATGCTCCTCGTTCATCACTTATTAAATTAAAAGTATTAAGAATATTAAATTCTTCATCAGTTTGGATACAATATTGAGCAATCATATCATCATCAAGATATGGATAATATTGCGTATTTGGTTTTAATCCATAACAATTAAATTTAATCATATTTGCTCTGCAATATGGTTGAATTATTGGATTATTATCAACATAACAAATATTATTAGCGCTAGGTGTTCCGTATGTTATTAAACCATTTCCGTAAGGGCTAAGAGAACCAGCCGTAATATCTTGATTATAAGTACCATTATAAGATATATTATAAAAATCATTTTCTCTCCACCATCCGAAAGCAGTTTGCCATGGATTAGGACAATCAAACCAATTGGAATATCCAGGCCAAAAGCTAGTAATAAGAGGAGCATGATCTAAATCTGGACACCAATGTCCCTCAAAAGCTAGACGACATCTTCCACTCCAAGTATATAAACTATCACAAGAAGGATTTCTAGTATTTGAACAGAATGGTTGTGAAATGTAACCAATAGTTGGAGTATAATCTAATGTAATAAGAGAACCATCTGATGATAATTCAACATTATCTCCTGTAACAATTACATAATTTAATTGAACTGGTACAGCATTAACTATTGGTCTGGCAACATCATTTATAGCATCAATAGCAATATTAAAAGTAGGGTCTGCTGTATTAGCTATACTAAAATCTTGCATAGGATCAGCAAGAATACCGTTTTGAAATCTATTTGTTCCGTTAGCATTAGTTAATAAAAGATTTTTTGCTGATGCTTCTAAAACTGATAATGAAGTATAATATTGTAGTTGTTGAATTTCAGAATCAAGGAAAGCAATATCAGACATAGTATATCTTCTATTATTTTTAAGAGTTATACTTGTTTGAGGATATCCGTTTCTCATATTTGTATCAATTACATCAGGAGTAATTGAAGGAAATGGAGGAATATACACAGTACCAAGTGTTAGACCATTACTTAAATCTCCGGGAGGAACAGGATTAGTTGATGGAGTTCCACGAGTAGTAAGAATAGTTGCAGTATTAGATAATCCAATAGTATCATAACGTCCCATGTAATATTGGTAAGAAGTTTCAAATTGACTGTCAGCACGAGGTAATGTCATATTAGTTGTTTGATAAGTTATTGCTGTATTTGGATTATAAATTAAAGTATTTCCTGTAGTAGGAATATTAGCAATAGATGAAATAAGTTGTATTGTATTTGCTACATAAACACGGAAATCTACACAATTTCTTAAATCATATGATTGCTGTGCTTTAGTTGAATAATAAAGAGGAATATCTTGTAAATAAATTGTATTTGCGCCTGTACCAACAGGATATGAATCTACACTATAAAATCCTTCACCAACAGATAAATCTTGAAGGAAGCAAGAAAAATTAACTAATATTCTACTTGATGTTGTTAAAGTCATTCCTCTATTGTTTAAATAACCTAAATTATATGAAAGGTCTGATTGACCATTATTTAACGACCAATTATTTGAAGTTGGATTAGAAGTTGAAAAGTTAGTTCCAACATAAACTTCATTAATATTAAAGATATCAGGAAAACCTAAACACCAAGGACCAATAATTCCACCAGCATTATTTGAACAGTCTATACAAGCCCAACATGATGTTTGAAGACTTTTCTTTCTAGGAACAGCTTGTGTTCTTAATACATTATAAAATACGTTAGCAGTCATAGTTGTATTTAAAGTTTCGTTTAAATTAATAGAAAATGATGATGAACTTAAAATATCAACATTAGCATTCATAGCAAATAGAGGAATTCTTTCTCCACTAATATACGAGAAATAAACATTAGCATTAAGCCAACTGTTAGTAAATGGTACTGTTGTTGTATAAGAAGTTGGACTTACTATGGTTGCAACTTCTTTTATTTCTGAAGAACTAGCATTAGCAAAACTAATTAATGCTCCTGCATATAATGAAGTAGTTGGACCAGTCGCTGCATTGGAAGCGGCGGTAGCATTAGCACTTCCTGCAATATTAGAAGAGTGGGCGTTTGCTGTTGCAATTACTGTAAAATCGTTTAATGAAGTAGTTGGTAGAACGCCTACACCATACGGTAATTGGTTAGTTCCTCCTGAATGTGTAGGAATAGTTACAGTTACAGTACTACCAGTTGGAAAATTAACTCCTGTTGAAGTTTTAAAAATATATTGAGTATCAATAGCGTTTGAAGAAGTTTTAAGAGTAGAAACAGCATTTGAATTCATTGGATAAATTAATAATGACGTATTAGTATTATATAAAGAAGTTGTACTAGAAGTTCCTCTTTGAATATCTGCTACACCAATATTTGTACCTGTATTAGCATATAAAGACATAACAGAAGAAAATGAATTAGCACCACTCATTTGAATATTAAATAGATAAGCTAAATATTGTCCTGTTGGTGTATTAGGAATTCCTTGATAATAGCTTATCATAATTAAACTTGCGTTTCCAATTGTAGTTCCAGGGGCGGCTATTGAAGCAACTGCTACACCTTTAACTATACCATTACTTACACCAAAAGCGTTAGCAGATTGAAGATATACAGTTTCAATTATAGTAGGATCAAATGTTCCTGCGACATCTTGAACTATAACATACGAACCATATTGAGCAGTAAGAATAGCTGAATTAACTTGACCAGTATCTACTCCTTTTGCTAATACACCAAGAAGTTTTCCTGTTACTTGTATACGATTTCCATCAATATAAGCTAATCCTCTATCAATTTCTAATTTCATATTCTGTGTATCAATATTTCCGTTTGCAAGATATAATTGTAAAGTTCTAGTATTAAATGGATTAATAACGAAATCTCCATTAGTGTCACTTGATACTTGTGCAATTTTTTGACCGATTACTGAATATGAAGTATCTTGATTAACAATAGAAGGTGAACCGCCCACGAAATCAACAATAGAAAAGAAATTATTACCATTAATTGTATTACTATTAATAGATACTAATTGAGGAGTAATTTGTAATCTATCAGCACCAGGAGCAGTTGGATTAGGAACACCTTGACTATTATCGTATAAGGTTGGGTCTTGATAAACGGTAACAATTTGTTCAAGAGAATTAAATCCTACTGAAACTCCATCAACAAAATTTGAATAAGCATTAATAATAAGAGTTTGTTGATTTACATTAAGAAACATTCCTTTTTGGTAAATAACTCCATTATCTACACTTAATGCATAACCTAATCCAGTTGTATTTGATGAACCTGAAGAAATTGTATTTGCAACAGTAACTTGACCAACAGAAATATTTGCAGAATTATAGATAGTTAGAACTTCATCATTTTGAAATAATTTAATAGTTGTATTTGTAGAAGAGTTTAAATATTTAATGAATAAAGTATTTAAATTTGGAGCATTAAGAACATATCCTTGTTGAGTATCAAAAATATATGCTATTAATCCTGAATTGGAGACGGCTGTATATCCTTGTAATGCAGTAACATTAAGAGAAAATCCATTTGCATAATTATCTTGAAGCTTTACGTATGAAAGATTATTATGCATTGTAATACTACATCCACTAATAATAGTACCAGATGTAAAAATATTATCCCCAAACTTTTTAATTTGGTCATACATAACAGATTGTTGACCATTTAATTCTCTAACTTGGACGGCTGTTTCTGGCTTATATAGATAATAATAATAGTCATTATTACTACTAAAATCATTAAAATAATTAGGTTGGTTAAGATTAGTATTTAAGCCGCCAGTTCCAGACATTTAAATTCCTTTATAAATTCTACTTTGTGATTTTATTTATTGTTATTTTTAAAATTGTATGGTTGATGTAAAAATTTCTCTCGTAGATGTGTTTACAGTAAATGGTAATAAATCATTTATATAAATGAATTGTCCTGAATTTTTAACAAGAGTAGTCGGATTTATTACAGTAGGAATTTGACTTGATGTTGAATTTTGGCCAACAATAACATTAGTCCCACTTAGTGGATTTATGACATCTGTTAGAACAAGTACAGGATATACATTATTAATAGTTCCTGTTCCTGTTATACAACTAATAGAATCACTTACAGAAAATGTTCCGTTAACTCCTGTTAATGAAAGATAGGTAGTATTTGCAGAAGTAATAATAGCATTAGCACCGCTAGTTACATCATTAATTGCAATACCACTTGTAAATATTCCTGTACCAGTAGTATAATTTAAATCTATTTCGTGAGTAGTATCTAAAATTAAAGCATTACCGTTAGTTACGTTTTGAATAACACGTTCACCTACTTGAAATCCTGCATTAGCTGATAGAGTGACACGGGAAGTCTGATTAAATTTTAATCCATATGCATTTGAAACAAGATTGGTATTACTATTAAGATAAATTGCAGTAACGTTAGCATAAGAATTAACTAAAGGATCGTAAATAGTGTCACCAGTTTTCATTTTTCCTCCAACGTTTGCTAATACAATTTGTGATGAACTTATTACTTGGGTAAGAATACCTGTTGTAGTAGTATTCGAATCATGTAAAGTTTGATTTGATGCAACAAACGGAAGAGTACTAACTGATATTAAATTTGCAATACAACCTGAATATAAACCTACAATATCAGTATTTCCAGCCTGATTAACAGAAAATGTTCCGCTCATATGATCTACTTGAAGAACAGAACTATTAGATGTAAGTATTTTAGCTGCTACATTATCAGAAGGTTGAAGTATAATTTCTCCATTAGAAAATGCTGAAGTTGGAGTAACAATATTTAGATTGTTTCTAGTTGTCGGTGTTATATTAAGATAAATCTGATTAAACAAAGGATTTTTAATAATACCTATTCTATAATACGTTCCATAATTAGGAAATGCATAAGATTCATTTTGAGCCGTATCAAATAACATATTAATTCCAACATACTTTGCTCCTAATTCAGTAATAGCATCACTTCCATGACCTGCTATAGGTGAAATAACAGCATTTGCGATGGCTCCTGATCCGTAGTTAATAGGGGCTGTAATAATAGTATTAGCAAAAGTGTAATTATTACCTAAATTAATAGGTACTATAGTATCAATTTCAAATAAACTATTAGCTGCTGTATTAACTATACAATAAGCTAATGCGCCTTGACCATCACCAGTTACTGTTACAGTAGGAGAAATAATATATTCTACATCATTTGACGGAATATAAAAATTAGATACAGGAGTAGCTGTTCCTATAATAGCGCCAACTGAATTAAAACTGTTGATTGGAAATCCGTTTAAGAACGTTCCTACTGTATTAGATAACGTAATATAAGGATAATTAGAAATTGAATATATTGTAGATTCTAAATTAGATGTTTGTCCAATAATATTATTTCCACTAGTCATACTTCCATTAATAAAAGATAAAATAACAGTTCCATTATTAGCAAAAGTAACAATACCATTTCCTAATAAATCTACACCAGTAGGAGAATATTCTTTTATCGTTTCTCCAATTATATAAGAAAGATAAGGAGAAGAAACGTTATTATAATTAATAGTAAGTGAATTAAGATTATTTTCAATAATATAACCTTGAGCTATACTAACGTTAGATGAGAACGGTTCAAATACATCTGGTAATGAATAAAAATTCATATTTGTTAATGTATTATTGAATGGTACAGAAACTGTTGCTGAAGATGCACTTGTAATAGTAGAAATTCTTCGAATATTTAAATTAGCATTTGTTCCTACTCTAACGAATTGATTAATAGAAAGAGTTTGAAGATTGGCAGTTGTTGAAGTTATTACATTAGAATTATTTGCTATACTAACATTACCTGTTGCAAGTAAGATTCCAGAATTTCTTGTATTATATATAGGATTTGCAACAAGCATAGGATTATTATTAGAAATATTAGTTAAAGTAGATATAGATGAATTTGATGTTGCAAGAGTTCCACTATATTGACTATCTGACTGTATTAAAGTGTCTCCAACATTAAATATTCCAGTATTATAAAGAGTTTGAATAGTTTCTATTTCTTGAGTTACTAGTTGCCCAACTGTAAATATTCCAGTAATATTATTTAATTGTAAATTTAATAAAATAGAAAATGGAGGATAAACAGTAGCGACTTGAGTTGTGCCTTGATAACCAACAATGTTACTAATTTGTCCCGACCCTGCTCCTGCTTTTAAATACATACTTGAACCTACATAGAAATTGTTTAACGTAGAAGCTGTATTAGCAACTTGAATAGTTTGTGGAGAAATAACACTTTGAATAATACCTTCATTAAATCCTTGATAATTAGTTCCCTGTTGTTGCATTCTATAAACGTCTATTGTGCCTGGAATAGCGGCTGCAACAACAGAAGTATTAGAAACTACAGGCACATATTTGCTTGAAGTAAAAGTTGAATTTACTGAAGAAGGGATAGTATACATATATTTCCAAATATAACCATCTGATGATTCAAACGTTCCTGTTACAGGTTTAATTGATGGCGATACAGTAGATGGATTTCCATAATTATTATCAATACATTTATATATAGAATAATCTGCTGTAACTACATAAAAATTACTTGAAAAAAGATTAGCATTATTAACATCATAATTAGTGTAAACTGTATTATTAGCCCATGGAATATAAGGAATTAAAGGTGAAACGTTAGTATTTGAAATTAATTTTCCAAATACAATATCATGAAAACTTGAAAATGCTTCTTGATATGAAAGATTAGCAGCAGGAGCATCACTATAATTACTTTCATCAGGCCAAGGAATGCTTCGTCCTACAAAATAATAATATGTATTACCTGCACTACTTATATCATTTATGAAATTTTTTAAATTATTAATAGAATTTTCTTCTCTAAGAACGCCTGACATTTATTTTATAACTCCGAAATGATTATTGTATTGTTTACCATTTGAACTTCAGTTTCTAATACTAAATTTGTCACACAAGATAAATTTTCATTTACCCAATATTTACCAAATAATAAGTAACCTACAGGACCGCATAAATTTTCTACTAAATCCTGATAAGTATTTAATGTTCTTTGAGCAGCAATTTCGTATGAATAATTTTGATAGTAATATGAATCCTGAAGTTTCATTTGATCAGAAAGAAATGATCTATTTGTAGTAAAATTTCCTTGTTCTTCTCCGTTATCATTTAGAATAGCAAATCCAGTAATAATAGATGGATTATTAGCATTAGTCATACTTAATAGTTCGCCCGGTTCAAATCCAAATCCGCTAGACAATATTTGAACAGTAGTTGCAACACCATTAGCAAATGGATTTTCAGTACTAACTACAGCATCATTTCCCCATAATCCTCCACCACTATCAAGAATATCTAATGCTATAATGCTTGGATTTGTAATTAAAATTTGAGGAGGAGAAGTATAAAATGCACCAGGACTTACGTTAGCTAAACTTGATATACTTCCTACAACACTTGTATTATAACTTAATACTGCGTTTATAGGAGAATCTAAATTTGAAACTGTATTACCTGGAAATCCCCAATTAGTATTTCTTATAATTTGTTGAACTACACCAGTAGCTCCTGAAGTTAGTCCTCTTACATTACTAGTTGGAATAATATAATCGTTAGCTCCTAATATAGTTAATGTTGAACCATTAATAGAATTAATTTTACCGTTGGCTGAATTTTGTTCTTTAAATAAAATACTATTAATATATATTGTAGCTAATGAAGTTGTTCCGTATAATATTGTATTAGCAACTATAGCAGCAAGATTAGCATCTGTTCCTTTAACTCTTAGATAAGAAGGATTATCTACATTGATTACTTCAACACTAATTCCCTGAGCAGTATTTGATAAAGTTTCAAACGAAATAAGACTATTATTACCACCAATGTATTTAAAATCTAGTGAAACACTATTAGTTGAATATGCATTTATAATTTCCCCACTAGAAAACGTTCCTGATACATTATTAAGAACTAAGTTAAAACCAGAAGTTCCTATTTCTAAAGGAATTGTAACATAATTATTAACAATATCTGTACTAATATTTAAAACTTGTGTATTACTAATACTTCCTATACTAAACGCAGCACCATATCCTCCTCCGCCAATAATTTGAACATTAGAAGTTAATGTATATCCAAAACCTCCACTATCTAAATTAAATAATAATTGACCTGTAGTAGATTGTGTAATTGAAGATACTCTACCTACTCCGCCTGATCCTGATCCTGATATTGAAACAAGATCGCCTAAGTTAAAATTTTGGCCGCCCGAATTAATAGAGACGCCAGATAATGAACCAATAATTTGTGGAGCTTGACTAATAGAATATTGAACATCATTTGAAAAAATAGTATCATTATAAAAAAAATCCCCATTTATATTTGACAAATACAAAACATTTATTACTTTATTATTTGTTCTAATAATGTTGAATGATTCTACTAATGCTGTTGCTTGAGAATAAGCAGTATATATAGTTTGTCCTACAAGATCAGATAAAAATGGGCTATCAGAAACTTCGATATATTGTGGTTGACTCCATTGATTATCAGAGAGTTTAAAAATATCAGTTCCTGGTAAATATAAAGAAATGTCTTCATTAAATAAAATTCTAAAAAATAAAGCAAATCCACGAGGCGTTCCTTTTGCACGATAAAGATCAATTATATGTTTCATTGCTAATCTAGGATTAGCAGCCATATTATTAGGAAAAGAATTCATAATTTCATATTGAAAATAATTTAAGAATTGATCTAAAGTATCATTAATATTTGTATAATTAGTTAAATTATTTTGAAGATAAACAGGATTACCTGTTTGTTCTAACCACTCATAATAAGCTTGTATAAACGCAACAAAATTAAATCCTTCAAGTTGAAATCTTAAAGGAAAGTCTCCCGGAATAAATTGACTTGAAAGTGTAACCATTCTAACTTCTTTTTAAATAAATATTACTGAACTATTTTTAACTATTTATAAAAGAAAAGAGAAATTATTTTGTCTCATCCTCCAATTCCTTCTGGTCCAGCAAGAAGTATAACAATAACACCTACTATAAACGCACCCACTGTAAATACGTCTTTATCAACAGCACAACAAAAACAATCTATTTCATCTATTAGTCAATCACAAATAGCATTATATACTGGACCTCAAGGCCCACCAGGATCAGTTGGAGCACAAGGACCTCAAGGTCTGCCAGGACCAAGCGGAAATACTGGACCAAGTGGATCAGCAGGACCAA